ATAAATTCATAAAAACAGAAGGCAGAATAGCACACGATAAAAAAGAATTTTCACTTATTAAATTTCCGCCTGCTCAAATTACACCGGAAGAACTAAAGAGGGAACTATTCTCCGTACCCAACAACCTTCAAAATGCGATTAGCTGGGTTGATTGGAATACAATCGGCATGGCGGTTTGGAATGCCACCGAAGGCAGCAAAGAGGGCTACGAGATCTTTGCAGAATGGACAGACGAATACCCAAATAACGACCCTAAATATGTCCTTAATCGGTGGCATCATTGGGGGAGATCCCGTGGGGATTTTGTGGACGCTATCAGCTTGCGAATTATGCTCCAGCGGCACCGTACAAGGCTAGGCCTGCCAGACTTGCCGAAGGTTGAAGCTGTCGGGGGTGGGGGGCAGCTGCAAGCTACAGAGTATAAATGGATTGAACCTAATTTAATCCCCCAAAGGGACTTTATTTACGGGCAACATTATATAAGGGGCTATATCAGCGCGACAGTTGCAGCTGGTGGCCTTGGAAAATCTGCAAATAATATAAGCGAGGTTCTGTCCATGTGCTGCGGTAGGGATCTGCTGCATGGTGGAGAGCCACTAAAACAAAAATATAAAGTCTGGTTATGGAATTTAGAGGATGGCCTAGACGAACTGCAAAGACGCATTCAAGCCACCGCTAAATTCTTTATGCTTACAGAGCAGGATTTAAAGGGGCAGCTGTACGTTGAAAACGGCAGAACCTCAGAATTGATTATAGCCTCCTCAGATAGGGGGCAGGTAGTCATTCACGAGCCTGTTATTGACGCTTTAGTAGAAGAATTAATACGACTTGAAATTGATGTACTGGTAGTTGATCCCTTCGTCCATTCCCACAGAGTTTCAGAGAATGCAGCCGAAGATATTTCTAGGGTTATGGAGAAATGGAGAGAGGTTGCAGAAAAGGCTCAAATTTCTGTGGAGCTAATCCACCACACAAGGAAGTTAAATAATGAAGCAGCTACAGCTGAGTCAAGCAGGGGCAGTACGGCGCTTCTGGGTGCTGCGCGAAGTGTACGGGCAATAAATAGATGTACGGAAGAAGTCGCTAGGAAGTTTGCTATTAACGAAGATGAAAGAAAGAAGATTATATTTTTTGGGGTAGGGGATAAGGCGAACTTGGCCCCAATGGAAGACAGCCCGAAGTGGAGGCAGCTAGTCAGTGTTGAACTAGGTAACGGGGATAATGTCGGAATTGTTGACGGCTACTCTCCGCCTGATCCGTGGGACGGTGTTCAAACTTTTCACCTGCAAAAGATTCAACGGGCCATAGCATCTCCGGATGAACATAGAAAGTTTGTATCGTATCAGTCTAAGGAGTGGGCAGGGCTGCTAGTTGCGGAGGTGCTTGACTTAGACCCAGAGAAAGACCGAAGGCGAATTTTAACCCTGCTCAAAACGTGGGTTAAGAATGGGGCGCTGGTAGAGGGCGAAATCAAGAATAAAAACTATAAATTGAAGCCTGCTTATGAAGTTGGCGTGTGGGCAGAGTGATGATTTCCGCCACTCCGCCACCTAACTTCCACCACCTAGCACAGGTGGCGGGTTTTATCTTCCACCACCCCTGCCTTATGTAATGGCAGGGGGTGGAAGATGGAACCAAGGAGGCAGAAGAAAAAGAAATAATCCGCCACCAAGAAAGGGAAGAAATGAGAAGACCCAAAAAGGCAAAGAAAGAACCCGTAGAACTCAAAACGAGTGACGGGTTAACAGCAGATATAAGAGAGGCTTACCAAGCTGTTATAGATGTTGTTGATGCGCGACAGATGGAAGCTGAACGGGTGTGGGGGGTTCAGCGATTGGTTAACAGCTGCTTTGATCCGGACTTGAAGGAAGCCTTCAAAAGGCAGATGAAAAAGTTCAATGATGTTGTCTGGAGCGAAGCAGATAAGAAAGCTATACAGATACAAGGCAAGGGTGTTGTCCTTGGTATCAACGCACTGGAAGCAAGCGCGAGGGGTGCGGGGCTGGAACCTCTAGCAGCAGGCAGAGAGATTGAAACCCAGCTATCTGACGGGAGCATTTTAGTTATCGTCCCCGATGCTTCGCAGTACATACAGAAGAAGGATGATAAGAGGGCTTTAACTGTCGTTGGTGCTGATGTGCTGGGGGCAATGTTTGAAGAAAGTAATAGGGTTATAACAGAGGTTACAAGGCAGTTTAAAGGGTGCAGGGTGGCGATAAGTAAGACCCGCCTCAATGAAACCCCAGACGATGAGTTGCCCTTCTGATGGGCAGGAAAAAGCCTCAACAGGTCAAAGAGGAAATAGACCTTGGGACAGTGGCAACGAGGGAGAGGTTGCGACAAGATCCAGTTAAAGAAATGGCTGCTATATGGCGGAAGCAGAACTATAGAGAGGCAGATGCTCTAGAGGCTTCTGCACAAGAAATCAGAAGAATATATAAATATATAGTTTCTCCGGTTAGCGTAACTGCCCAAGATTATTCAGCCATTAAAGTTCCCAGCACCTATGATTTAGCCGAATGGTTAACGGCAAGAAAAAGAGATTGTTATAACCCGTGGGCGAAAGAATGCGGAGTTGATTTCTCCACTGTCATTGCTTGGCTCATTGACGAGCAGCCTTTAGCGTCAATAGATAGGTTTAAAAGGCAAAGAAAAGGCAAGGCTTCAGAGGTGATAGTTAAATGTCTAATTAAATATGCGGAGTACTCAGGAAGGCTTGAGAGGCATAGATCTATTGTTTGACATTCGGGGTCGCTAATGGTAGAAATGTATATCCTTGCATTACTAAGCTTTATTCTCAATTCCGGAGGTTTTGTTGTCAAAAATCTATGATCCGGATTTGAGCTTTATTGATGATGGGGTTTTTACAATCCATACAGCAACATTGAAAGACGGACGGGGCTTATGCTTAGAAGCTACCGTTTTCAAGACCATCGAAGAGGCGGAAATATACGCTAATGTTCTGCTTGATGATCACTTGTTCGCTGGACATCATCACAACTTAACTATTCATTGAGATGTATAGACATATTTCATTAACACCTAAACAAAAGCTATTTGTTAAAATGTACTGCGGCGCTGCTCATTTCAACGCAGCAGAAGCAGCAAGAAGGGCAGGCTATTCTATGAAATCGGCAAAAGTGGAGGGTTCAAGGTTGTTAACCAATGTTCACCTGCAAGAGGCGATTGAACAAGAAAAGGCCAAAGTTGCGCAGAAAATAGAGATAAACTCCCAGATGATACACGAGGGGCTGCTGCGCGAGGCACAGAACCCAGACAACAACGGCTCAACGAAAGTTCAAGCTTGGACTTCACTTGGTCGCTTTGTAGAGGGGGAGAAGCTGCGCACCGAAGAGTCAGGCTCTGTTGTATTTCGGTGGGCTGGCGATGATAAAGAAGACGAACAAGAAATAATAGATGTATCAAAAACCCTGTTGCATTTTGATAAATAAAACACTTGCAACCTGTCAATTTATGTGCGCATAATCTATCTATCATAATTAAATGTTTTTGATAGAGGTGCGATGGAATGAAAACAGCAATATACGGGAGGGTTTCAACGTCAGACCAGAGCGTTGACCTCCAGACCTCAGAGCTTCGGGAGGTTGCGGAGCGATCAGGGTGGGAAATTTCAGATGTTTTTCTGGATGAGGGGGTATCAGGCGCTAAAAGTCGCGTAGCCCGTGACGGGCTACGGCGATTATTAATAGCCGTAACCAGACGCGAAATAACACGAATTATGGTTTGGTCTGTCGATAGACTAGGACGCAGTTTAAAAGATCTTGTGGAGATAATGGGCGAAATAAACGCTGCTGGGTGTGAGCTTTACATACACAAGCAGGCGATAGACACCGCCACCCCGCAAGGAAGAATGATGTTCGGCCTCATTTCTGTTTTTGCAGAATTTGAGAGAGAAATGATCCGCGAACGAGTTAAGTCAGGCTTGCGGGAAGCAAAAAACAAAGGGAAGAAGCTGGGGCGTAAACCGTTTCCTAAAATTAGGGTTCGGGAAATTTTAAAATTACGTTCTGACGGTTTAACGGTAAAGCAGATTTCTGAAAAATCCAAAATCTCAACTGCTACGATTAACCGTATGCTTCGGAAGGGCATAGATGACAGCAGCAGAAAAAGTAGTGGAGATACCCTACACCCCTAGACCCCTACAAAGAAAGCTGCACAACGAAGTAAAAAGATTTAATGTTTTAGTTTGTCATAGGCGTTTTGGAAAAACGCTTTTTACGATACAAATGATGCTAAAGGGGGCTTTAACCTGCCCCCTACCTAACCCCCGATTTCTGTATTTAGCGCCTTTGAGATCCCAGAGTAAGGTTATCGCTTGGGATTACGTTAAAGAGTACGCAAGACATATCCCAGGAGTTAAGTTCAATGAGCAGGAGTTACGGGCTGATTTTCCCAATGGAGGAAGGATCACTCTAGCTGGAGCCTTGGATATAGATAATCTGCGTGGCGGGTATTTTGATGGGGTGGTGCTAGACGAATTTGCCCAGATGTCTCCTAGAGTGTGGTCTGAGGTGTGCAGGCCTGCAATGTCTGATAGAGCGCCTTATTCTTGGGCTGTTTTTATTGGAACCCCGCAGGGGGAAGACAACAGCTTCTATGATATATACCAACACGCAGTACAGGATGATAATTGGTATGCTGCGATGTATAAGGCTTCGGAAACGGGGCTAATTGACGAAGACGAACTAGCAGATGCTAAACGGTCTATGACACCTTCTCAATATCAGCAGGAATTTGAGTGTTCGTTTTCAGCTGCCATACAGGGGGCTATATATGGCGATCAAATTGAGAAGGCTAAAGATAGAATTTGCTCAGTACCTCACGATAGAAATGCTTTAGTCCATGTTAGTTTTGATCTTGGCATGGGGGATGCTACGGCTCTCTGGTTCTTTCAAGAGATAGGCAGGGAAATTCACTTTATAGACTGCTATCAGAATACAGGAATGGCTTTAGACCATTATGTAAAATACATGAGGGCTAAAAAAGAATACAGCTACGGGCGTTTCATATTCCCACACGATGTTCAAGTTCGTGAATTGTCCTCCGGTGTAAGTAGATTTGAAACTTTGCAGAATTTAGGGGTGCAGCCCACGGTGGCAAAAAGGACAGGCCCCGAAGAACGTATAAATGCTGCAAGAATGCAATTTGATAAAATTTGGTTTGACAAAGAGAAGTGTAGGGAGGGCCTGCAAGCTTTACGGGCTTACAGGTACGAATTTAACGATAAAACTAGGCAATTTAGGCCTAAACCCCGTCACGATTTTGCAAGTCATTATTCGGACTCTTTTGGTACAGCGATGGAAAATATCAAGCTGACAAGGCCAAGGGGTGAACTAAAGCCAAGGGACAGGAGTTGGATAGTATGAACCAGTTATCGGACATTGCGTTTCAAAGAAAAATACAGGGCAGGGTGGCGGAGATGGATGCCTTGTTAGAGCGTATGGAAAAAGTCACTGCACAAATGGAGGCTACCCGTTGCAAGTGTAACGACAAGCCAAAGGCGAAAGCATAAAGTATGGTAGACAGTGTTGATGATGATCAGCTAACAGCGATCATTGCTTCCAACATAAGAGATAGTCTTGGCTATGAAAGCGACCAGCTAGCAGCCACTCGTACAGACAATTTGGCTAGGTATGAGGGGGAGGCATACGGGGATGAACGGGAAGGCCGTTCTTCTGTTATGTCCCGTGACGTTTTAGAAACTGTTGAAATGGTAATGCCCTCTTTGGTGCGTACTTTTCTTGGCAATGAAAGCGCAGCAGTTTTTGAGCCTGTAGGCCCAGAAGATGAAGCAGCTGCGGAGCAGGCTACGGATTACGTCAACCATGTTTTAATGCGGGACAACGAAGGCTTCCGTATTGCTGTTGACGTAATGAAGAGTGCGTTGATTACCGGAACGTCAGTTTGCAAATTATATTTTGAAGACATCGACAGGGAAAAAGAAGAAATGTATTCCGGTTTGAGTGATCCGGAATTTATGCAGCTGGTTAATGATGAAAACGTAGAGGTTTTAGAGCATACGGCATATGGCTCTGTTGGTGCTAATGAAGAAATGGTAATGGAAGAAAACGATGCTCTAGTGGCAGCAGCCCAAGGGCAAGAAAACATTACCGCAATACACGATGTAAAAATAAAATATACTGAAAAGAAATCTAGGTTAAGGTGGGAGGCTGTACCTCCGGAAGAATTTCTTGTTAACAAACGAGCAAGAACTTTAGATGAAGATGACAACACTTGGTCTTTCTGCTGCCATAGGCAGGCAAGGACAGTAGATGATTTGGAAGAGGCAGGGTACGACAAGGAATTAATTGAGTCTGCCTCCAGCTACTCCAGCGAACTATTTGATGAAACATTTCAGCAACGGTTTGAAGATTTAGAAACTGTCAGTGATCAATACTCAGACATTAACCCCTCACAAAGACGGGTGTTTGTTTACGAGTGTTATTTAAAAGTAAAATACAAAGGGGCTAACCAGCTGCGAAGGGTGACGGTTCTTGGTGGTGCTTCTAATACGGTTATCTTAGAAAACGAACCTTGCGATGAATTGCCTTTTGCAGAATTTACAGCAATACGAAGGCCTCATAGATTGTATGGGTATTCGCTAGCAGATTTAACAAAAGATTTACAAAGGTTAAAAACCGCCTTGTGGCGAAGTATGATGGACGGGCTTTATCTGAGCCTTTACCCACACAAGGCGATTGACGAAAGCAGAGTGGAACTTGATGATCTTCTAAGTGAAGACCCTGGTAGTATATACAGGGTTAACGGAGATCCTAGAACAGCGATTGTTCCTCTCAGCACACAGTGGAGCGGGGCGCAAGCTTTCCCAATGATGCAATATATTGATGCCATGTTGCAAAAGCGAACAGGCGTAAACGATCTAGCAGGTGGAATGGATGCCTCCTCCTTAACCACAGAAACAGCCCGTGGCGTTGACGAAATGGCAAACGCTGCAAGGGCTAGAGTAGAGTTAATTTGCAGACAGTTTGCAGAGACAGGCTGGAGGCGTTTAATGCGTCTTGCTTTGCAAATGTTAAACAGACACCAAGACCAAGAACGTGTTGTCCGTATGCGTGGGGAGTGGGTGAATGTTGATCCTCGCAGCTGGAACAGCGAAATGGATGTTCAAATTAATGTTGGTTTGGGCGTTGGCACACGAACAGAGCAAGTAAGTAAGCTTAACTTTATTGCTGCTAAACAAGAGCAGCTGATGAGCCAAATGGGAATTACAAATCCTGTTGCTCCATTAAACAAATACTACAACACGCTTAAGAAACTTGCAGACGCTGCGGATCTAGATCCAAATTTATTTTTTACAGATCCTACAATGGCAATGCAGCAGCAACAGGGACAACAGCCTCCGCCTAATCCGGAGCTTGTTAAGGCCCAGCAGAAAATGGAACTTGCTAAGATGGAGGCCCAGTCGAGGCTGGAGCAGAGCAAGGCAGATGCAGAACTCAAAGCCCAGACAGATAGAATGAAGGCGGAGAGCGAAGCAGAGGTTGCAAGGTTCAGAGCAGAGCTAGAAGCAGCGCAGGCTAGAGAGACAGCAGAATTGAAAGCAGCTGTCGATAGAGAAGTAGCTACAAACAAGCTCACTTTTGAATACGAAAAAATGCAAAGAGATCACGAGTACCGAATGTCAGAGCTTCAAGCTGAAAAAGATCTTGAACGGGAAAAGATGATAGCGGGTAGCCGTGATGGTCAAGGAAATATCAACGTATCAGATTAGAGGTGATTATGAGTACCTTTGGAAGTCATACAGAGCTAGCATTACTAAGTAGATTTAAAGAAGCGATGAACGCTAAAGAAGCAAAGCCTAAAAAATCTACCAAAAAATCCCCCACAAAACGCAAACCAATCAAGAGGCCTTACTAATGCCTATAGGAAACTTGGTAGGCAGCTTACCAAATGGTTTGCTGCCAAACGGAACAATGAACGGGACAAATGCCCCAGCAGCCAACTCTATTGATATGTTTGGAACCCCCGTTTACCCAATCGCTCCTAACTTAAATGTGGATCGACTAATATTTAGACCGGAGGCCACATCAGAAGCAGACGGGGGGCTGCTTTCGGATGAGGGTTTAAATAGGTTACGGAATAATTTTGCTGGAGGCCTGTTAGCTGGTGCGCAATATGATCCTTTGACAAATCGTTATGCTCCAATTCAGCCTTCCGGTGTTTACACTGCTAATCAAGATATGGGGCAAGTCACTTCCCCAGTAGAAGAAGAAGGCGGTGATGGGGCTTTTACGCTTTCAGATTTAATGGAATTTCAAACTGCCATAGGCCAAGCAAATTTTGGAAACCAAGATCCTATCAGTGCATTCGCTATGTTTGAAGACAAGGGGCGGGGGACTTACGATATAAAGGCAGGCAGTCCCTATTCTAATTTATTGTTCGGGACAGACTCATCCGGAGAAAGAGTCCCGTTAAATATGGCGGTAGACAGAAGGGGAAATCAATTAGACCCGCAGCTTGTCAGAAACAGAATAAAAGCATCGTTTAGTTTAATTGACGAGTCTGGTGGTGGGGATGGAGACTCTCCTTAATGGACGATTATGAGCAAGACCCCCAGTGGAGGGCGGAGGATGCTAAACGGTTAAGGGAAGACCCCATTTTAAATGAAGCCTTTTCAATGTTTGAGAAGGCTCTTTTAGATAGAGCAATAGAAGCCCCATTGGAAGATGACGAAGGAAGGATGCGCTGCATGATGGCAGTCCAAGTCTTACGGCAAGTACGGAGGCACTTCGACAAAATAGTTTTTGACGGCAATAAGGCTGCAAAAGTTGCGGAGGATATTGCCTCCGGAAAAAGTCGATGGACATAATAAAGGGAATTTATAAATGAGTTTACAAGAAGAAGCACCTTCAGTTGAAGAGAGATTTATCGGTCTGCTAGACAATGGAGAGCAGCCCGAAGCCCCAGTCGAAAACGCTGGACAAGCTGAAACCGAAGAAGTGGAAGTTGAAGAAGGTTTAGAACCGGAAGGCGAAGAACTAGAAGCAGCTTCTGAAGAAAGTTCTGAAGACGCAGAGGAAGAGGCCGAAGACACAGAGACTAGCCAAGATCCCTCCAATGAATTTATTGAGTTTACGCTTGATAATGGAGAACAGGTCAAGGTGACAGCCGATGAGTACAAAGGACATTACCTTCGTCAAGCAGACTATACACGCAAGACTCAAGAACTTGCGGAACAGCGCAAATCTTTTGACGCTGAACGACAGCAGGCAGAAGCCTACATTCATAACCAAATGCAACAGTTGCAGGAGGTTTTAGCTCAAGAGGAGGAGCCTAATTGGGATTTAATCTATGAAAATGATCCTTTAAACGCTCCAAAAATTGAACGTGACTATCGGGCAAAGCAAACGCAGAAACAGCAGCTGCTAGCCCAACAACAACAGCAGATTGAGTACAGAAGGCAGCAGGTCTTAACTGAGCAGGCTCAACAACTCCCGCAGATGATTCCACATTGGACTGATCCAAAGGTAGCTGAGAAAGAAACAGTTGAACTGCGCAATGCCTTGTTAGCTGATGGCTTTGATCCTTCGGACGTTGCAAATGTAAGCGATGCTCGATTGGTGAAATGGCTGTTAGCAGGACATAGGCAGATGCAGCTTGAAAGTAACGCAACTAAAGTTGTTAAGAAAAAGGTGGCAGGCAAACCGAAAGTTAACAAAGTCGGATCTGCTCCCGTAAAGGCTTCTAAAAAGTCTGAGGCAGTTCAGAAGAGAAAGGCAGCGCAAAATAGTCAATCTGATGAGGCGTGGTCAAACGTCTTTGAGGATTTTGTTTAACGCTGGACATCTCATAAAGGAGTTTTTTAAATGGCTGTCCCTACTAATACCGTTCTCACTTATACGAGAACAAATAAAAGAGAAGACTTGGGAGATGTCATTTACGACATTTGAATTGGTGTCGCTACTTGGTAACAAGTAGAAAATAACTAGGTGAATTGCTGGAACCCCCTAACGAGAAAGACGAGGGCAATCAGCAGCCAAGCCTCTCTAGGGAGGAAGGTTCAGAGATCATCACGCAAGTGAGTACATTTCAAGCGAAGTGGAAGCGCCTAGCCCCTATTTTAGGGTGAAGATATGATCCGATCTAATGTTAGCGCATTAGCACCGTTTATTCGGTGGCTGTAATTTAGCGAATTACGGTTAACAACACGCAGTCCAACAGACACCCCAATTTTAACAATGGCTAAAAGGATGACTGCCTCTGCTCGATACCATGAGTGGAACAGCGATTCCTTGGCTGCTCATAGCACCACAAACAAACACCTTGACGGTGATAATGATGCAGCAGATGCCTCTAGCGCAACTGTACGGCCTGGTAATCGTACGCAGATCTTGAAAAAGACTGCTTCCGTTTCCGGTTCAACAGAAGCAATAGAGCTAGCTGGAACTCGTTCAGAAATGGCGTTTATTTGGAGCGCAGCTGCGTAGTAATACGCAGTAAAAAACATCCCGTGAATTGCTGGGAAGCCTAAGTTCTAAGGAATATGGTAATCAGCAGCCAAGCCCTTATGGGAAGGTTCACAGACTATCGATTTTTCGAGTACCCTCTAAGTAGAGGGGAAGCGCGGGACACCCTACAAATGAGGGTGATGATATAGTCGCGTCTAACTTTGAAAAAGTTAGCACCGTTTATTCGGTGGCTACGGCTTAACGATCCGTGGTTAAGAAAAAAGTTATTAAAAACAATAACTTAACGACCAAATGGCCAAGCGCAGCAAGGAAATAAAAAGAGACCTTGAGGCAACTATTGGGCAGAATAACGCTATGGTAACTGGCGCTGCTGGTACAGCAAGTCAGATGGCTGGCATTGAGTCCTACATAGCTACTAACGTGGCTTATGGCGGAACAAATGCTGGTGCAGCAAATCCTGGGTGGAATGCTGGTAACGGCACAGTCGCTGCCCCAACAGACCCAAACAATACGGGTAACTTTGTCGAGCAGAAGCTCAAAGACTTAGTAAAACTATGTTGGGACAATGGCGGTGAGCCAGACGTTCTAATCGTTGGTGGTGTAAACCGACAAAAAGTCAGTGCCTTTACTGGAATTGCATCTCTCTACAGAGATACTGCTCCTAAATTAGGCCCTGCATCCATCATTGCTTCGGCAGATGTCTACGTTAATTGAGGCGTGGTTCGGCAGTAATGCCGTTCAAAAACTATCTCGTGAACTCAGAGAACACCCTAACGTAAAGGCGAGGGCAATTCTGAGCCAAGCCCAGAAATGGGAAGGTGCAACGATCAGGATTTATCCGTACAACTCAAGTGAGTTGGAAGCGCGAGACACCCTACATATGAGGGTGATGATATGATCTCATCCGTTATGAAAGTAGCGGGGCTTGTAAAAGCCAGACAGTCTAACGAACTGATCTAAAGATAAAATGCTCAGACTTCTCCGGAAGTGGTGGAATTAAAGTTGTTGCCGACAGATTTACCCGTCCGTCAGTCGGATTGCTTTTGGAT